TATCGACTATGCAATGAAGAGTAACAGTGACTTACTGACATTCAAGCGACCTGAGCCGAACAAAACAGTTATCAAAGAAATGTTGCAAGGTGGTTTTGATATTCCGCACGCGGAGTTGATAGAAAAAAATAATATGAGTATAAAATAAGGAGAAAAACAATGAAACAAGATTTACCGACGATGAACATAAAAGGCAAAGAATATGTTCTTGTAAACGACAGAATAAAGGCGTTTAGAGAGAACTTCCCTCAATACAGCCTTACAAGTGAGATAGTGGAATTGACGGATAAAAGGGTTGTTATGGTTGCGAAAATAATAAACCCCGACGGTGTAATCGTTGCGACAGGACACGCATACGAGGATGCGAATGGCAGTTTTATAAATAAGACAAGCTACATAGAAAATTGTGAAACCTCAGCTTGGGGCAGAGCATTGGCAAATTTGGGTGTGGGTATTGACGGAAGTATGTGCAGTGCAGACGAATTGGCAAACGCACTTATAAATCAGCAAAACCAACTGCAACCGTCACAAGAACAGCCTAAACAACAGGGCGGACAAATTAATGAAAAGCAAATTCAGAAAATACAGAGCATTTTGACCGTTTTCCCGAAAGAAAACAAAGACACTTCACTCAACATTTTGTTGAACGAGTTCGGTGCAAAAGAGTTGTCAGCATTACAGCAAGATAAATATGTTTTGTTCATAAATCGTCTGACCGACACAGCTAACGGTGTTATAAATAGCAGATTGAGCAATCTTGTAAAACAATTTATGAATAAGTCCGGCAAAACCGAAAGTGAAGTGAGAGAACTTTTGAAAGCAGGTTTAGGCAAAGGTATTGACGAAGTCACTATCGCTGAATTTCACAAATACGCTCATGATGCCTTGCAAATGATTAAAGATTATGGCGGTAATACTGATGAATAAGCAGATATTTCAAAAAAAAGACGGTATTAAGGCGGTAGCGTGGCTATCGTCATTAATATCTTCATTAGACGACAACAAGACGTATGCAGTCGAAGTAAAACAACACAAAAAACAGCGGTCGCTTGATGCAAATGCCTATTGTTGGGTACTGATAGACAAGCTTTCAGAAAAGCTGAATGTCAGTAAAACAGAAATATACAGACAGGCAATTAAAGAAATAGGTGGCAACAGTGAAACGGTGTGCGTGCCTACAAAAGCCGTAAACAAGGTATGCGAGGGTTGGAAACATAACGGTATAGGTTGGCAAACGGAAACGTTTAAAAGCAAAATTGACGGTTGCACAAATGCCATTCTATACTACGGCTCATCGTCGTACAATACAAAGCAAATGTCAATGTTGATTGATAATATCGTGCAGGACTGCAAGGCACTGGGTATCGAAACAATGACACCGAGAGAATTACAGGCGTTAAAGGACGGGTGGAAGCAATGAAGAAGTGTTTTCTATGCAGTAGAAACGGAAACGGTGACAGATTAGAACGTCACCATATATTCGGAGGAAGTAACCGAAAATACTCCGAAAAGTATGGATTGGTAGTTTACCTATGTGGCGAACGCTGTCACCGCAACGGCGAATACAGTGCACACAGAAACAGTGACATAGCTGATTACTTGCACCGATATGGTCAAGAAAAAGCTATGAAAGAGAATAATTGGACTGAAGAACAGTTTAGAGAAATTTTTGGGAGGAGTTATTTATGAAAGTAGTAGTTTATGAAAATGAAAAAGTAGTGAATACATTCGAGGGTAACGATATTTATGTTGCTTGCGGTCGACGATTATTTGCGACCTATGATGTAGACCACGGGTATTATACTCGTACAGGCAATATAAAACTCCGAAAATTTATGCTGAAAACGACATTAAGGGACATAAAGAGAACATTAAGAAGTTTAAAATAGAGGGAGTGCAAGTATGAATAAAGTTATATTAATGGGACGCCTTACAAAAGACGTTGAAATAAGACAAACACCGAACAATCTTTCAGTCGCAAGATTTACTATTGCGGTAAATCGAAGATTTGCAAAAGACGGTGGACAACAGGCTGATTTTATCAACTGCATTGCGTGGCGTAAGACAGGTGAGTTTATTTCACGATATTTCCAAAAGGGCAGTATGATTGCAGTAGTCGGAAGTATTCAAACAAGAAGTTGGGACGGTAATGACGGTAAAAAGCAGTATGCGACAGAAGTTATTGTAGACGAGGCGTACTTTACCGGTTCAAAGACCGAAAATACAGGCGGTAATACCGCTACAGACGAACTCGTAAACAGGTTAGAGGGTTTAAACGAAGAATATGATGAATTTGCCGACCTTGACGGTTCGGTGGAAGATTTGCCGTTTTAATTAAATTGAAAAGGAGCATACAGTATGACATATATTGAAATACTTAATGCGTTTTGGAATTGGCGTAGGTTTAATGTAATTCCACATTCGGCGGCGGACTTGTTTTTTTGTCTTTTGGACTTTGCAAACGCTACTAAATGGGAAGATAAAATTACGATACCCAATTCACGCATAACGGGTAAGATAGATATTTCAGAAAAAAGCCTTTTCAATGCAAGAAATGTATTAATCCAATACGGATTGATAGATTACAAAAACGGTAAAAAGGGACAAGCAGGTACATATCAAATAAATCTAACCACCCTACATAATTTCATCAATAAAGGGAGTAATGTAGGGAGTAATAGCGGAGCAATACGAGGAGCAATAGCGGAGCAATGTGGGGAACATAATAAAGATAAAGAAGAAGATAAAGACAAGATTAAGACAGTATCCCCCGTAACCCCCTTATGCAAAAAAATCAAATATGCCGAATTTGTAACGCTGACGGAAAAGGAATATAAGGCGTTAATTGAAAAGCACGGTGTATCTGATACAAAACGGATTATCGAAATTCTAAACAACTACAAAAAATCAAAGGGCAAAAAATATGCGTCAGATTACGGAGCAATAAATAAATGGGTTGTAACGGCTCTTGCCGAAGAAAAGCAACGCACAGGAGCAAATACTTCGGTGTATGACGACAGTAGCCTTGATTATGACGAACTTGAAAAAATAATGAGGGAGAAAACATAAATGATTGTATTTTCTATAGACCCCGGCAATATACAAAGCGGTTGGTGCATTGTTGACGGAGAAACAATGAAACCACAAGACTTCGGAAAGACCGATAATGATGAGCTGTTAGATAGCATTGAACGTCTGATAAGAGTATATCAAGTAGACGTTGTTGTTATCGAAATGGTGGCGTGTTACGGTATGCCGGTTGGACGTGAAGTGTTTGATACTTGCGTTTGGATTGGTAGATTTACAGAAAAATCAAAGCAATTACAAAAGGACGTTCAATACATAACACGCAAAGACGAAAAAATGAATATTTGTCACAGTATGAAAGCCAACGACGTAACTATTCGTAGGGCTTTGATAGACAGATTTGCAAAGCACGACTTGAAGAACGGCAAGGGAACGAAGAAAAGTCCCGATTGGTTTTACGGCTTTAAAAGTGACATTTGGGCGGCTTATGCTGTCGGAATAACGTGGATTGATATGGAGGAATAATAAATGAAAGAATGGAAAGTCGAAAAGAATGAATTTGGCAAAGAGTACTATGAATTGCATTTCGGTGAATTTTATGGAGATGACGAGGATATAATTGCAAAATTTATCGAAGACGAAACAAATGATAGATTTGTTTATACTAATGCTTTTATTTATACATCAAAAGAATTAAATGCAGACCACGACATATTATTTGCAAACAGTATAGAGGACGCAAAGCAACAAATCGAAGAAATGCTAATTGAGCATTGGAAAGATGAGATTGAATCTTTAGAGGACAGATTAAAGGAATTTCAAGGAAAATAAACGGAGGAATAACAATGCAAGTAACTATAAGTGCAAACGGGAAGAACATAAAAGCTGAAATATCAGAAGAACAGGCTAAAATATTGGGATTGATTGAGGAACAACGGACAGGATATGAGAGGGTTGAAAAAAGAGAAACGTATTATGTAATTAATACAGAAGACGATAGTATGATAAATATTACAGAGTTTAATGACCAAACGGATGAGCGATGTTATAACACAGGCAATTATTACAGCGATAAAACCATTGCCGAGAACAATGCTCGTGCAGACAGATTGCACCGTCAGCTAAGACAATGGCAGGGGTTAAACGATAAAGCAATAACAAAAAAAGATTGGAAAGGTTACGACGTTATTAAGTATAATATAGATTATGATTATCTTACTAATAGGCTATTAGTGAGGTGGACTGGTCGTTATCGAAAGTTAAATGTTGTATATTTCACATCGGAAGAAAAAGCGGAGAAAGCTATCAAAGTCTTTGAAGATGAATTGATATGGTATTTTACCGAGTATGTTCAGAGATTGGATGAGGTGCAAAATGGTTAAAGAGCAATTATGTTGGACGTGTCAAAAAGCTGGCGGTGATTGTTCGTGGAGCAGTTGCTTTCAGCCTGTGGAGGGTTGGACTGCTGAAAAGGTACAACGCAAGACGTATGATTCGTATAGAATAACAAAGTGTCCGGAATATGTACCAGATAAAGCGAGCAATTCTGAAAACAAGAAAAAGACACGAGTAACCAACAAAGAATTAGATACAATGAAAAGATTAAGAGATAATGGTCTATCATATTTTGAAATAGCAAAGATTGTAGACAGAAACCCTGACGTGGTTAGGGCGAATTTGGTGAGGTGTTGATATGGATAAAACAGCGAAGAAACTAAAACAAAAACGCAGAGCCGTAAGACAGGCGATAAAGAACGCCGAAGAAGAAAGAATATTAAAAAATTTTGATGAAATTGCAAAGAAACGCGGTATTAAGAAATTCGATAGAAAGAAAGCATTGCAGTCGTACAAGATTGTTGAAAATGAAGTGACAACAGAAGGTGTTGTCAATCTTGTGGTAGTAGGTGCGTGGTATCTACGTATAAAATGCAAATGGGGTCAAAAACGTGTGTGTCAATACATAGAGGGAGTTATTCGATATATTGGGGTTGTGTATAACCGTGAACGCGATATTGATAAACTTGCAGAGGAATTAAAAGATGAGTGTGATTTTGATTACGAAAAACTGATGAACGATTTTGACCCACTAAAAATCAAGACAAGCACCGCCGAGCAAGACCGTATTAAAATGGTTACGTGTGCAATGAAAAACAATGCACCGATAATTCTATATACGTTTTATTCAATGCTGAATTGGAGAAAGAAACGTATAACAGAATTAGGACAGGCAATAAAAGATGTTTTAATGGGTATGCAGGGCGGTAAGCTGAAAGAGGTTAAAGAGGTCGTAAGAAAAGAATGCGGTATGACATTCTATTACGACGGACGTATTGAATATTTAGACAGGAGGAATTGATTTGACGAAAGAAGAGCTAAAACAGTATCGCAGTATTGTTGCAGAATTAAACGAGGTAAATGACAGAATAAACAGTAATACAGTACACGGTACTGTCACAGGCTCTGACGCTGAATTTCCGTACGTCAAGCACTGTATTTCTGTGTCGGGTGTTGAGCCAACACATATATCTGATATTGTACTACGTCAACGATTGGAGCGGCAAAAAAACAAGATTGAATTGTTTGTTGCCGGTATATTAGACAGTGAAACACGTCGCATATTCCGATACAGGTACATAGACGGCACCGTAATGCCGTCATGGCAGTGGATTGCATTTAAGATAGGGCATTACGATGAGAGTTATCCACGAAGAAAACATAATAAATTTTTAAAAATGCCGAATTTGCCGAAAAAAGTGTGATACAATTTATAATGCGAAAAGAATGAGCAAACAAAAAATAATGCAAAACATATATACAGTGCAATATTTTGTGTTCTATATCTTACCGCTCGTTATTTTCGTAAAAAGGTAGTGTATCATCGTGAGATGATGGGTGAATATCTCAAAATTGATTGGTGGGAATGGAGATATTAAAGTACAGAACATAGCTCAACAGGCTAGAGCGTCGCAGAGGATTATATAATCTGATTGCGGAGGTTGCAGGTTCAAAGCCTGCTGTTCAATTAGAACAGATTGTATGTGTTAATCATGCAGTCTGTTTTTATTTTTGGAGGAAATATGGATTTAAACGATATTAAGGATAAAGCCGAGAATGTTTACGGCGGAGAAAATACAACTGAATATAAAGAATTTGAAGATAAGTTCAAACCGAAGAAAACGACTGATGATTGTTATACACCCGATAATATTTACGAAACGGTTGCGGATTATGTTGCAACACGATTTAAAGTGGATCGTAACAAGTTTGTACGTCCTTTTTATCCGGGTGGAGATTACGAAAAGTATAATTATATGTCTGATAGTATTGTTGTGGATAATCCGCCATTTTCAATATTGGCACAGATAGTGAAATGGTATCAATCGCAAGGGATAAAATTTTTCTTGTTTGCACCGGGTTTAACTATTATTGGATTAACACGACACGCAAATATAATCTGCGTAGGGTATACCGCGACATATGAAAACGGCGCAAAAGTTAATACATCGTTTGTAACAAATATGACAGATAATCTGATTGAAAGTAGTAGCAAATTATATAAGCGTTTAGAAAATGCAGATAAAGAAAATTTGCGAAAAATAAAAAAACAATTACCTAAGTATACTTATCCTGATAACATATTGACAGCATGCAGAATGAATACACTTTCGCGATATGGTGTTGATTTTGCGATAAAGCGAGAAAATGGATATTTTATGCGTGATTTAGATAGTCAGCGAAAATTCAAAAAAAGCATTTTCGGTAACGGTTATTTAATATCGGGCAAAAAAGCTGCAGAACTTAAAGCTGCAGAACTTAAAGCTGCAGAACTTAAAGCTGCAGAACATGTTTGGGAGCTGTCGGAACGAGAGAAAGAAATCATAAAGACTTTGAAATGAAAAATAAAAAAAGAAGTGGAAAGGTGAAAACAATGTTCGAAAGAATAAAGGCATATTGGCAAAAACGAAGATACGAACGAGAACGCAAGAAGTTCATACGCAAATGGAACGAGGATAATAAAAATTGGTGCGAGTGTCGACATAAACGCAAAGCGTTTAAACGTGCAATGATAAAAAACGGTTATACGATGTAATCAAACAGAAAATGTGAAAGTGAGGTGATAAGAGTGACTGAAAAGCAAAAGTTGTTTTGTGAGGAATATTTGATTAGTTTGAACGCAACGCAAGCGGCAATAAAAGCGGGGTATTCAAAAAAAACAGCGAATAGGATAGCTTCTGAAAACTTGTCAAAACTTGACATTCAAGAATACATACAAAAACGGCTGAAAGAGAAAGAGGACGCTCTTATCGCCAAACAAGATGAGGTATTGAAAACGCTTACGGCTGTTATGCGGCGTGAGAAACCCGAAACGGTTGTTGTGACGTGCAAAGCACGTAAATCACACTATGACGACAAGGGCAAGAAAGTCACTGACGAGGCGGAGCAACCGATATGTGTTGAAATACCGACAAAGGTGTCTGACGTAAACAAAGCAGCGGAAATGTTGGGTAAATACTACGCATTGTTCACAGACAAATTAAACGTTGACGGTGATATGGACTACAGCATTAAAATTGATTACGGTGGTGAGGACGAATGAACAAAGTAACAGTACCGTTCAATCCGATATTCAAGCCTGTACATCAATGTAAAAAGCGTTACGTTGTAATGAAAGGCAGTGCCGGAAGTGGCAAGAGTGTTGATACCGCACAACTGTACATATTGCGTTTAATGCGTGACAAGGGACGTAATCTTGTATGTGTGCGAAAGTCTGATATAACAAACCGTGACAGTACGTTTGCGGAGCTTGAAAGTGCCATAAACCGTATGGGCGTAGGCAGAGCGTGGCGAGTTACGCAAAGTCCGTTGTCGTTCACCTGTATAAACGGCAACAAGATTATATTTCGTGGTGTAAACGATAACAAGCAACGCGAAAAGCTGAAATCAATCACATTTGCGAACGGTAAGTTGACCGACGTATGGATTGAAGAGGCTACGGAGCTTGTGCAACAGGATTTTGAAATTATAGATGACCGTTTGAGAGGCGAACTTCCCGACGGTCTTTTTTATCAGATAAAATTGACATTTAACCCTGTATCATCAAGTCACTGGATAAAGAAAGTGTTTTTCGACATACAGGACGATAACGTCTTAACGCACCAAAGCACATATTTAACAAACCGATTTTGTGACGAGGCATACAGACAACGTATGCTACGTCGTAAAGAAGTTGACCCTGAGGGGTACAGAATTTATGGTTTAGGTGAATGGGGCGAAACAGGCGGATTGATATTCTCGAATTATCGCATTGAAGAATTTGATACAGATATGAGCCGTTTTGACGCTATGGCAATAGGTCAAGACTTCGGATTTAATCACGCAAATGCTATATTGACGTTAGGTTATAAGGACGGCGATATTTATGTTTGTAATGAACTGTATGTACACGAAATGGATACGACCGAAATTATCACTAAAGCTGACGGGAAGTTCAGCAAAAGTCTTGCAATGTGGTGCGACAGTGCAGAGCCGGACCGTATAAAAATGTGGCGAAAGGCAGGCTATCGCGCAAGGGCAGTTGTTAAAAATCCGAACAGCATACAATCGCAGATTGACTGGCTGAAAGGCAGAAAGATACACATTCACCCGTCTTGCGTGAATGTAATCAAAGAGATACAGCAATGGCGTTGGCGAGTTGATGAAAAGTCGGGCGAATATACTGACGAACCTGTCAATGTATTTGATGACGCAATGGCGGCACTGAGATACGGCGTTGAGAGTTGGCGCAAGGATAAGAAAGCTAAAATCTATTCAAGAGAGGAGTACGGAATATGATAATTGATGAAGATATAGTCGCAGGCGGTGTGACACCGTTCATCATAACAAAATTGATTGAACGGCACGAGCGAGAGCGACAGAGATACCGATTATTGCACGATTACTATATGGGCGACCACCGTATTTTAAGCCGCAGAAAAAGAGGCAAAAACGTGGCAAACAACCGTATAATGTGCAACCACGCAAAGTACATAACAGATATGACGCAGAGTTATCTTGTCGGCAATCCCGTAACATATGCGGTGTCGGACGAATACGATATTGAGGCAATCAAAAACGAATATTTGGAACAGGATATGCCGAGTGTGGACAGTGAAATTGTAAAGAATATGAGCATTTACGGCAAAGCATATGAACTGATTTATGCGGACGAAAAAAGCAAGCCGAGAAGTGTCAGATTGGACCCGGAGCATACATTTGTATGTTACTCACAGTCGGCATTTGAAAAGCCGTTGTTTGCGGTATATTACTACAAGAAATACGACCTTGACGGCTACTGCACAGGCAGTATTTGTCGTGTGTATGACGAATCGTTTATATATACATACACAGGTCTTGACAGCTATACAGCATTGTCATTGCAAAATGTTGAACCGCATTACTTTTTCGATGTACCTATTATCGAATACAGAAATAATACGGAAATGCAGGGCGATTTTGAACAGTTGATAACACAGATTGACGCATACAATGTGTTGATGTCAGACCGAATAAACGACAAGGAACAATTCGTTAATTCGCTGTTGTTTTTGTGTAACTGCGACCTTGACACCGAACAGGCAAAAAAATTATTGGTAGAACGTATCTTAATGGGTGACGGTGACGCAAAGGCAGAGTATCTGTCAAAGGTGCTGAATGAGGCTGATACAAAGGTGTTGCGTGACGACATCAAGGACGATATACACCGTTTGTCACACGTTCCTGACCTGTCGGACGAAAGTTTCGGCAACAATTTGTCGGGTGTGGCGATAAAGTACAAGCTGTTGGGATTTGAACAGCACGTCAAGAACAAAGAACGTAATTTTGCTAAGACGTTGAGAAAACGTTTGGAGATTTACAACAATTTCTTAGTGACATTAAACGCAATGAAAGAAGTGCCGTCGCACAGAGTTGATATAGGATTTACATATAAC